GCTGGGTTAAACACTATGACCTTCGAGCGGCTTAAAGAATTGGTTATTCGTAAAGGTGAATTCAAACGTGCTTCGGATAATGTTCCGTTGAGTGAAAATCTTTTTCAGGATCAGGTTCATTTCTTCCTTCTACTTTTGGGGCGTGCGCTTGCTGAGAATGTTGGCCCTTTCTGGAATCTCAGCAGCGACGAAAACACCGACGAACCGAAAGAAGCACAGTAACGCGGGTTGACTGGTTTTTATGGCGTCCTTGTACGGGTATGGGGCAGCTTTGCCCGCCCCTTGCTAAGTGGAGTGATATGACTGACGGCACCTATAGCCTTGAGGAAATTCAGTTGATGCACGATGCTATGGACGACATTTACGATGCTGCTGAGAAAGCAAAATCTTAGTTTAACCACTCGTTTAGTAAGTGTTTAGGATTGGGCTGATAATTCAAGAGACAATATTCTTTTTCATGGAGGATATATGTCTTTTAAAGCGTCGCTAAAAAATATCGTATCTACTTTATTTCTTATTGCTGTTCTTCTTTTTTGTTTGTTTTTAGTGTCTCTGCTGCTCAAAGATTTATATACAGATAAAATAAACGGCAATATTGAATTTATCCTTGTTATTCTGTTTTTATTGGCGGTCTATCTATTGCCTTCCATTAATGCGTTTAATAGATGGCATAAAGATAAAAAAGCGGTGTTAGCACTGAATTTATTTTTTGGGTGGACGGCCATTGGATGGATCGGCTCTTTGATTTGGTCATTTACTGGACCGAACTTAAAAAAAGAGAGGTTAAAAGAAAGTTATACTTCTAAAACCTGTCCGCACTGTGCAGAGTTAGTAAAGATAGATGCTAGGATATGTAGATTCTGCCAACGAGAGCTTTAAACATACATTAAACCGCTTAGGCGGTTTTTTTATGGAGTCAAAATGTCACAGGCAAACGCATCTGACGTCATTGATAGTTTATTCGTATCTCTCGGAATAGATTTAGATGACAAGAGTTTTAAAGCCGCGACCAATACGGTAAATGGCCTAAAATCTGGTTTGGTTCAGCTAGGAGCTGCGGCGGGCGCTGGTATAGGGTTTAGTTCGGCAACATTTGGATTGGCGAATAAAATTCAAGAGCTGGAGAGGCTGGGTAAGATTACCAACTTTACTACAAAGCAAATCGAAGGGTTACAATTTGCTTTGAAAAAGGTTGGTGTTTCTGATGACAGTGCAGCTTATTCAATAGTCCAAAAAATCCCTTCTTTGCAGCAAGCGGCACGTGAAGGGCGTTTAAATGATCAGGCCTATTGGAACGGGGCTTTTAACCCACAACAGTTCTCTAATCTTACTGGTCAGGACGCAATTGAATATCTGATAGAGTCATACTCCAAAATGAATGCCGATCAGCAACGCACTTTAAGAAGCGGGATTGGTATAGGAGATAATGATCCGCTCACACGTTTACTTGAAACTGGAGTTAAAGGTTTCAAAGAAATTAATGAGCAATTCGAAAGGATGCATAAAACTATTGATCCGGCTCTTTCTGAAAATGCTAGAAAACTTAATGACGAATTGTCGGTTTTATCGTTAAATTTTGAAAATCTGAAAAAAGCCATTGGTGGCGACCTTATTGGTCCATTGTCCAGCCTCACGGCAATCGTTAATGATTTAATGCAGAAGTATCCAGATGAAGCAAAGTATGCCAGCTATGCAGCTGGGATATGCGAGTTCACTTGAGGTTGACGTAAAGCTGAACTATCAGCTTCAGCCAGCGGACGTGATGAACGTTACTTCTCGTTTCTGGACCCTGAATTTCAGCCTTGCCTATTTCTCTGACCTCCAGAACCTGGCTGAAACGCAGCGCAAGACAGGCAAGTTTACGATTCTTCGAACAACACACGAAGGATCGCTCTGGGGCAATACCTGGAAAACTACAGCCATTTGTTTATGGCGAGGGAGCTGATTTTGAAAGATACAAATCCTTTTCTCACCATGCTTATGCAAATCAGGCCGCAGCTCCTTTGGGATCTCATGTTCTGCTTACCTGGTAAAGTGACTGACTATGATCCAGACCTCCAGCGTGCCGTTGTGGAAATAGGTATTCAGCGCCATGAGGGAGGGGGAGTGTTTAACACTCTCCCTGAGATTAAGCACGTACCCGTTCAGTTTGCTGGCTCTCCTGAATGGTCGGTTTTTCATGAGCTGCCGGAAGGCACGGAAGGACTCATTCATTTTTCGCAGCGTTCCGTTGACTACTGGATCGAGCATGGCGGGCCCGTTCGTCCTCTTGATGCTCGAATGTTCGATGCGACCGATGCATTTTTTGCCCCAGGCTACCGCTCCCGCGCTACAAGTATTTCGGGATTACCCAATGAAGGTATCGGAATGAGCAACGCCAGCGGCTCTGTGCGGCTTCATCTTTCTGATGGTGGGATAAACCTCAAAGTGGGGGGGCAAACGCTTTCTCTGTCGTCTGACGGGCTTACGCACAACGGGAAGAACATCGGCTCAACGCATAAACATGGAGGTGTTGAATATGGTGGCTCTAAAACAAAAGAGCCTGAATAGCGTAGCGACAAGCATAAGTCCATGAATCTAAACTGGTCATTGTCTTTGAAGTCTTGATATGATTCAAAAAATTTTCTATTAAAATTTTAAAAGCGAGTGACCACATGACAAACGAACAAGCTAATCCTGGTTTAACGGACACAATTATGATTCCACGTAGCTATATTTCTGATATGGCTCATGGTTTTTCAGAAGCTGCATTAACAATGGCTGCGGCTTTGGGAAGTGACCCACATGAAGCCAAACGTAATGTTGTTTATACTAATTCACTATTGGCAATTGAGTTATATTTTAAGTCTAAACTAGCGATTCGAAAATTCGAACCTGCTAATGCAGTTGTTATTGATGAAACGACAATAGCTCTTGGAAGTGAGGAGCAAGTTGAAAATGGGGAAGCAAACATACAGATTATGCATTCCACATTGCAGATGCCAAGCGGCAAACGGACGCATGACATTCACATTCTTTTCAATGAACTCGATGAAGAATTTAAGATTATCTTGCTCAATAACATTATTAATGAAACGCCACTAATAAAAGACATGAAAGGGTTTGATGATTTTATCTTTAAAATAAAAGGATATTTCGTAACTAAGCGTTATGCTTTTAATTATTTCATTGAAGCTGTTCCGCCTGATGCAAACTATATGTATGTCTTAATACCTGTTCTCAAAGGTATCAGTAAAACATTTGGATACCGAGAAGAAAAATAATCTCTTTAATGGAGGTGTGTTTGATTAGAAATTTTATTGAAGGAGATATCGTTACGAGTGGCGATCATTTTGTTACCGGAAAGGAAGAAACCCGACAAGCCTGCATTTGCAGGCTTCGTCTTTTTATGGGGGAGTATTTTCTTGATGCCACTGATGGTACGCCGTGGTTTCAGAGCGTCCTCGGTAAATCCTCGCGCGATATCGCTGAAGCCAACATAAAACAGCGCATTCTCTCCACGAAGGGAGTGCTGGCGATCAACACGTTCGATATGGATAGCGACACCAGAAAGCGCACGTTCACGATTAGGGCCACGCTGACCGACATCAACAACGAGCAGTTTGAATTCCTGTACGACAAGGATCTCTGATGGCTGAAATCACGAAAGACGGAGTGACGGGAACGACCCTCCAGGAATACAAAGACGAGATCACAGAGAAGTATCTCGCAATAGACAGCGGCTGGAATCTCTCGCCTGAAACGCCAGATGGCATGGCGATCGCTATCTGGGCCGAGTTTTTCGCAAACCTTGATGAAGAGGTTATTCATGCTTATCACGCGGCAGACCCTAACGCGGCGAAGCGCCAGCAACTTGATCGCATCGCCGCGTTTGCGGGCTTACAGCGCCAGCCAGAAAGTTTCTCAACAGATGTTGTGGAATTCGAAGGTGATGGACTAATTGAGATACCGGCCGGAATAAAGGTCCGGCACCGTATATCTGGTACGCTCTGGACTACTGACGCGAAGGTTATTACCAATACCAGCGGGAAAGCATCCGTCAGTGTGACCTGTACGACCCCAGGAGCTGAAAGCGCTAACCCTGGCACTCTAACCATCATTGCTTCGCCAGTGGCCCGTATACGCTCTGTGACGAACACTCAGGGCGCAAGCCTGGGTAAAACTGAAGAAAGCGATAATGCTTTTCGAGTGCGGCGAAATTACTCTGTGGCGCTGCCTGGTAACAATCAGATCGATAACATCAAAGCCGCGCTGGATAACGTGACGGGCGTTAAGCAAACGCTAGTTCATGAGAACGTGGAAAACGAGACTGATGAACACGGCGTTTACGGTCACTCGATGGCAATCTTTATCGACGGTGGCGAGACTGACGATATCGTGCTGGCGATGGCCACACATAAAAACCCCGGGTGTGGCCTGAACCGTTACAACGTTTTCCCGAACAAAATTAGCGTGGACACGTTTACGCCGAAAG